CCCAGAAATGATTCAAATAATTATATCAAGATACCCGCGACACATAATAAGGGTTTACCCAGATGCCAGCGGGTCAGGGCGGCAATCGGTTGATGCAAGTAAAAACGACATAGCATTGCTAGAAGATGCAGGGTTTACAGTCATAGCAGACGACTCAAACCCGCGCATAAAAGACAGAGTATTAGCTATGAACGTGTTATTTTGTAATAATGCGGGTGATAGATCCTATTTTGTCAATAAGGATCGGTGTCCAAAGTACGCTGACAACTTAGAACAACAGGTATGGGGTGATGATGGTAAGCCCGATAAAAAGCAAGGTAAGGATCATACGAATGATGCTGGTGGCTATTTCATATACCAAGACTATCCAATCATCAAGCCCGATCATAGTCTTAAAGTTAAATTCATGAGGTAACACAATGTCAGTATCAGACAAGCATAAAGATTACGTTAAAAATTATTCGCGTTGGGGAATTGTGCGCGATTGTGTTGAGGGCAGCAGCGCAATCAAAAAAGCCCGATCAAGTTATGATGAAACAAATGTTGAGGGGTCCAACACTGGCGTTGGGCTTTACAATGTTGAAGGTTCCAAATACCTGCCCCCGCCAAACCCATCAGACAACAGCCTGGACAACATTGATAGATACAGATCATACAAAGCACGCGCTTCATTTGTTAACTTCACAGGCCAAACAAAGGAAGGCTTCATGGGTATGGTTAACAGGCAAGAGCCAATTATAAAACTAGACGCAAACATTGAGTATTTGGAAGAAAACGCAGACGGCAACGGTTTGGGTTTAAAAGATGTGATTAAACGCACAATAAGCGAAGTAATGGAAACAGGGTTTTACGGTATTTTAGTGGATTACCCCAAAGCGCCAGAGGGTCAGAAAACACAAGAAAATACAAAAGAATTGAAAGCGTACAATAAATTATATTGTGCTGAGTCCATTATTAATTGGCGCTATACCAACATAAACGGCAAAAACGTATTGTCTTTGGTTGTACTAGAAGAATCTATTGACGTTGTAGACGCAGACGGCTTTGGCTCTACTGAAGAAAAGCAATACAGAGTGCTTTGTTTAATAGACAATATTTACTATCAAAAAATGTATAACAATGATGGGGTTTTATTAGACGAGATTAAAATGCCTTTAAAGTTTGACGGTACAAAATGGAATTATATCCCATTTCAATTTGTCGGAACTATTGATAATAACTCAACGCCAGATAAATCCGTTTTATATGATATTGCTGAATTGAACATAGCCCACTATAGAAACAGCGCAGACTTTGAAGAAAGTTGTTTTATTGTTGGACAGCCTACGCCAGTTATCACAGGATTAACCCGCGCATGGGTAAAAGATATTTTAGAAGATGGTGTCCAAATAGGTTCAAGGACTGCAATGCTTTTACCAGTGGGCGCAAGTGCTTCATTGCTACAAGCAAGCTCAAACTCTATGCCAACAGAGGGAATGAACAACAAAGAAGCGCAGATGGTTAAAATAGGCGCTAAGATAATCAGTGATACTTCAGGCGGTGTTGAAACAGCAGAAACAGCCAAGATAAGATTTGCTGGTCAAAACTCAAAGCTCGGAAGTGTTGTATCTAACGTAGAATCAGCAATCGAAAAATGCCTATACTGGTGTTCTATATTTATGGGCGGCAATCCTGAGAATAACGAAATAGAAATTAACAAGCAGTTTTATGATGCTACGGTAAACCCGCAATTAATTATTGCAAAAATCCAACTAATGGATCGCGGTGTTATTGGTATCTCCGACGTTAGAACGTCATTAAGAAAAAGCGGCCTTATTGATGCAGATAAAACGGATGAAGAAATAGACGCTGAAATCATAGGGATTGACCCCTTAGCATGAGTGCTGAAAATGCCATGATAAGGCGTAAAGTATTTTTATTAAGATACTCAGCGACCAAATCAAGAGAAGTTGAAAAGTTGCTTACTGCGCTTTACGAACGGCTGCAAGCTAGGATCATTCGCGAACCGTCAGAGTTTAGGGTTAACCGCTTAACTATATTGCGTAATGATATTTCAATTCTACTACAACAGGGTTTTGATGATGTCACCAGGGAAATGTATGCCATTGCTGACGAGATTGGACTTGATGAAGGTGCCTTTTTAACTAAGACAATGAACTTGGAAACTAATGTAATACTAACGGCCCCCGATGCTTCAATAATTGAAAGGGCGTTGCGCGTTGATAGTATGGACGTTTTGATCGGTAGCGGTGAACTAACTATGGGCGAAGCACTAGCGCAGTTCACAACAAACAAAACCCGCGAAATACAAACCATCATTGCAGACGGAATATTGTTAGGTGAAGCAACAGAATCAGTTGCACAGAGAATTGCATTAGAAGCCAAGCTCAGGCCGATACATCAGGTTAGAGCATTAACTAGAACACTGGTAAGTCATTCAACATCTTCAGCACAAAAAACATTTGCAAAACAAAACGCTTCAATTTTAGAGGGTGAAGAATGGTCAGCTACATTAGACGGAAGAACAACGCGCCTTTGCGCTGGTCGTGATGGCAATGTTTACCCAGTTGGGAAAGGTCCATACCCGCCAGCGCACTGGAATTGTAGAAGCTTGCGAATTATGATTGTTAAGAACGAATATGCAACGCAAGACCAAACATTACAACGCGACAATTTTGATAGTTGGTTACGAAAGCAATCACCAGCGTTTCAAGATGAATATTTTTCTTCTTCACCTAATGGGCCAGTAATGGCTAAACTATTTAGAGAGAACGGTTTAGAAATACAAGAGTTTAGAGATGAAACAGGAAAGGATCTAAGTCTGCAAATGCTGCAGGGTTTGGAACCGATCACATTGTCTGATATTATAAATCCGTAAAACAGTGATATAATTATTTTAACTGCATCAGTGATGCACAAAGTTAGTGACTTAAATAGGATGGGAAAATGAACTTACAAAGATTAATGGCAAGAGCTAGAGCGCACAGTGTTTATATGGATGAAGCAGGGGGCGAAGGAAATCCAGGCGGTGGCGCTGCGCCAGATTTAACGGAATTACAAGCGCAAATCGCAAGCTTAACTGGTGAACGTGACAGCATGAAGTCTAAAATGGATCAGTTGTTAACTGAAACCAAAGCGGCTAAAACGTCAAGACGTGAAGCAGAAGATGCAGCCCGAATTGCAGCAGACGCGAAAGCATTAAAAGATAATGATTTTGAGCAGTTATTTAAAAGCTCAGAAGAAAAAGCAAAAAGCTATCAAGAAGAATTAAGCGGTTTTAAAACGTCGATGGCCAAAAAAGAAGTTCAATCGACTTCACAAACGCTGGCGCAGAAAATAGCAGAAGGCGATAACATTAATTTATTAAGTACGTTTATACAACCGCGCTTGAAGCATACCGATGATGGGATAAAGGTTTTAGATCATCAGGGCAATTTAACTGTTTCAAGTTTAGATGATTTGGTAAACGAGTTTAAAACTAACAGCGTATTTGCATCGTTGTTGAAAGGTAACAAGGCTGACGGTGGTGGTGCCCCTGGCGGTAATAGAAACAGCGGTGCTGGTGATAAAATAATGACCCGCGTAGAATTTGACCAAATATCGGCTATTAAAAAATCCGAATTTATCAAATCAGGCGGCAAAACAGTTGATTAATTTAATTTAAAAGGAGCCTAATCATGGCTAATACACTCACGAATCTAGTACCCGATCTATATTCAGCACTTGACGTTGTTTCACGCGAGCTAGTTGGTTTCATTCCTGCTGTTACGCTTGATTCAGGCATTGAACGTGCTGCTGTTGGTCAACAAGTGCGGTCTTTTGTTACTCCAGCGGTAACGGCTGCGGATATTACTCCAGGCCAATTACCCCCAAACACTGGCGATCAGACTATCGGCAACGAGAACATGACGATCACCAAAGCTCGCGGTGTTCCAGTTCGTTGGAATGGTGAAGAACAACTTGGTACAAATAGCGGCCCTGGTTACAATACCGTTTTGCGCGACCAATTTGCTCAGGCAATGCGAACGCTTACGAATGAAATGGAATCAGACCTTGCAGCTTTGTACACTACAACTTCAAGAGCTTACGGTACAGCGGGTACAACTCCTTTTGCTTCTGATTTATCAGATACAGCAGAAGTGCGTAAAATTCTTGTAGATAATGGCGCACCTTTAAGTGATATGCAGCTAGTTATCAATACAACTGCTGGCGCAAAAATGCGTACACTTACACAGCTTACTAAAGCAAATGAAGCTGCTGACAATACTTTGTTGCGTCAAGGTGTTTTACTTGATGTGCATGGTATGCAGATCCGCGAATCAGCAAAAAACGCATCACACGTATTAGGCACTGGTACTGGCTATCTAGTCAATTCAGCAGCTCTGGTAATTGGTTCTGTTACTATTCCAGCAGACACTGGATCAGGCACAATTCTTGCGGGTGATATTGTTACGTTTGCTGGTGATGATAACAAGTACGTTGTTGCAACAGCATTAGCGGCTGGGTCTTTTACAATTGGAGCGCCTGGGCTGTTAGCAGTCCCAGCAGACAACGCTGCAATCACTATTGGCGCAAGCTATAGTGCAAACGCTGCGTTTAGTCGTTCGTCTATAGTATTGGCAACACGCGCCCCAGCAAGACCCGCAGAAGGCGACAGCGCTATTGATGTAATGATGATTACAGATCCGCGTTCTGGTGTTTCTTTTGAAGTTAGCTTGTATAAAGAATATCGTCAGGTGCATTATGAAATTGCTGCAGCTTGGGGTGTTAAAAACTTCAAGACCGCGCATTCTGCTACATTGCTTGGTTAATACATCGGGGCTTCGGCCCCTTTATTATTGGAGTTAATATCATGCAACACATTTTAAAAACTATTAAAATAGAACATGAAAAAAGCGAAAGTGGATTTTGTGTTATTAATGAGTCAGATTATGATAAAAGCAAACACACCTTATTCAAAGAAAAAACCGAAATCAAAGCCAAAGCCAAAACCAAAAAGCTAACGAGCAAATAAAAAATGACTGTTTACCGCGACCCAATACCTGAAAATAGAACTGTAATCCCTGGCGTTTGGTCGGATTTAATGGATCTGTTTCTATCTGCTATGGAGTTATCAAACAGGAATAATTCTGGGCTTGGTGTTTTTATACAAGACCAAACAACGCGCCCTTTTTCTTTGCCATTTGTAACTAATAGGGTCCAATTTACGCTTGCAGTTGATGCCGTAGTGAATAGCAGAACATTAACAGCGGTTGCAGGGCATGGCATTATAGCTGGCAATCTAATTGAACTAAATCAAAACAATTATTTTTTAGTTGCTAAGGTCCTTAGTGTCGCAACCAATGTAGTAACATTAGACCAGCCAGTAAATTACCCATATACAACAACTTCTCAAACCCACAGATCATCAGATAATTTACTTGTAGACGGCTCAGTAACCCCAGTTATTTTTTCAATTAAACCGTATCAAACTCAAGTCGGTGATGTGACTAGAATGACGATGGAATTTATAGCAACTACACCGATGGACTTTTTAAGATTTGGCGGTGCAAATTCGTTAGTAAATGGCGTTGTAGTTCGAGTTAATAAAGGTGATGGCACCTATTCAAATTTATTTAATATTAAAACGAATGGGGAAATTGTAGAGCAAGCCTATGAACATTCTTTTTTAATACCAAGAACAGGGGCGACAGATTACGGCTTTGCGGCTCGCGTTACGTGGGCAGGAAATCAAAATCATGGCGTTGTTATCAGGTTAGACGGATCGCTCAATGAATCACTTGAAGCTGTTGTACAGGATGATTTAACAGTCGGAAATATTAAATTTCAGATGCGCGTTCAAGGCTCTGAAATACAGGAATAAAATTTATGGCTCTAATTGTAGAAGATGGTTCAATAATACCAGGCGCTAATACTTACGTAACAGATGCCGAATATGTAGCCTATGCGAAAGCCAGAGGGCAAAGCATCGGTGAGGGTGGAAGTGCAAGGGAAGTGCAATTAATCCGCGCTATGGATTACATAGAGAGTTTTAGAAAAAGGTTTCAAGGCGATAAAGTAAGATTTGACCAGCCTTTACAATTTCCGCGCTCGAATGTTTACATAGATGATTACTTTTCAGATTATACGACCATACCAAAAGAGCTGAAGAATGCACAAATGGAAGCGGGTATTTTATTAAACGCTACTGACATATTAAAATCAGGATCTATTCAAAACATACAAAAAGAAAAATTGGACGTTTTGGAAGTTTCGTATTTTGATGGTGGATCATTTGAAAGCGTTAGAACAGACACTATTGATATTTTTTTAAATATATTGCTAATAAATGGCGGCAACTCTGGCATTAACGCTCGCGTTGTAAGGGTTTAATATTATGGCTGTTTCATTATCTAAATTTGGCGCACTTGGTAAAAAGTTTTTAAATGATACGTTTAGCGAAGCGGCTCAAACTTTTGTTATATCAACACTCGTTGAAACACAAGACGATCAAGGCGGCTATGTAACCACACTGACAACTTTTGCAACCGTCAAAGGTTTTATATTCACTAAAAATACAAGTGAGCCCATAGAGTCTGGGCGTATTGTGTCTTATCAAATGCTAAAAGTGCATATAGAATATCTTGCTGGGCTAACAGAAGAAATGAGGATCACAGTTAACAATGAGATTTATACAATCAAAGGAATTAATGACATAGCCAAAGCGGGCCAATGGCAGATCCTAAACTGTGAACGCGGTAAAGAAGAATGATAACAATCAAAGGCGATAAAAGATTAATTAATAATCTTGGTGATTTTAAAGTTAATTTAGGCGAGGCCATAGATAAGGCGGTGATGATTGTAGCGTTATCGGTTCAAGTTGAAGCGCAGCAATTGATTAAACAACCATCGAACGGCAAGAAAATCAAACGAAGAACAATAACCCATATTCAAAGTGTAGAGGGTGAAGCGCCAAACACTGACACAGGCCGATTGATAAAGAGCATTAAAACCGTAGGCGTAAAAGGGAAACAACGCGCCTTTGTTGGAACTAACGTAGAATATGCACCTATACTAGAACTTGTTTATAACAGACCATTTTTAGAGCCAGCCTTAGAAAAAAAAGAAAAGCTATTTGATGCTACAATGAAAAAAGTTGTAGAATTTGAAATAAAAAAGGCGGGTAAAACATGAACGAGATTTACGCTGCAATATTTGCCAGGTTAAATAGCCAAATAACGGAATATCCAATTTTCGATTATGTACCACAGGATCAGCAATACCCATACATCCAAGTTGGGGAGCTAGATGCAGCAAATGACGACACACAAACAAATATTGGGTACAATAGCACTATTGTAATTATGGCTTTTGCTGATTATAAGGGTTACAAAGACATTAACGCAATGAGCGAATTAATTTTTAACGCGCTTCATCGTTACGTTATGCCAGACACAGCAACATACGGAATTAGCACGATACACAGAGAATTTTATACAACAGCGGTTGGTTCTAATGGTAGCGGCAACACTGCCAACATCAGACAAGGGATCAGCAGATATCGAATTATTTTTGAAGTTTTACCACCACCAAGTTAAGAGGATTATATTATGAGCGTTGGAATTAAAATTGCAGGTCGTGAAGTTACAATGACAGTGGGCGGCTTAACGTTGCTTGGTGTCTTAT